AACTTCAATGTGAATGGATTGGTTGCCGGCAAGGGGTACGTCGGCGGGCGCTTTCGTGGCAACTGGCAACTCACTATCGGGGATCCAGCATCAGGCGAGCTTGAGCGGATCGACCCGAACGGGGCTGCGACACTGGCAGCGATGAGGGCTCAAGTTGCAACGCTTACAGCAGGGCAGACGGCCTATATCGTCAATAACCTGCCCTACGCTGTGCCTCTGGAATACGGTCACTCAAAGCAAGCGCCGCAAGGCATGGTCCGCGTGACGCTCGCCCGCTTTCAACAGATCGTCGATGAGGCGGTCAGGAATAACCAGGTATGAGCCACAAGCTAATCCGCCAGATTTACGAGGCTCGCCTTGCCGCATGGGCCGCCGCCAGAGTGCCGGTACTGCGCATTGCCTATCAAGGCGTGGCATTCACTCCCGCAGCGGGCGAAACCTATCTGGCGGCCTACACGCTGCCAGCCGGGACCAGTAGCGCAACACTGGCCGGCGATCACAAGGCCTATGCCGGGCTATTCCAGGTCAACGTCGTGACGCCGGCAGGCAGCGGTACGGGCAAGGTCGAGGGCATCGTCGACGAACTGTCTGCTCTGTTCCCGCTGTACGCGCCACTGACCAAAAACGGCCTATCTGTCACGGTGATGACACCGGTTGAGCAAGGCCCTGGCATCGATGCCGACAGCAACCTGACCGTTTCCGCCTCATTCCGATACCGATCCGACACCACCACCTAATCCGCCCGCTGGGCAAACCCAGAACCCGCCATTGAGCGGGTTTTGTCATTTCTGAAACGAGGAAAACCCATGGCCGTAAAATTGCCTAATGGTGCGACGTTCGAACACGCCGCCACCTACGCCGTTCCGCTCGCGTTCTCTGCTATCTCGAACGCATCTGAAGCGGTCTGCACCGTTGTCGGCGCCACGCTGGCGGTCGGTGACATTCTGCTGGTCGCGTCCGGCTGGACTGCGCTGAACAACAAGGTCGTGCGCGTGAAGGTGGCAACGGCCACCGCAATCACCCTGGAGTCCATCGATACCACCGACACCACCGTCTACCCGGCAGGCTCTGGTGTCGGCAGCATGAAAAAGGTGCTGACCTGGGTACAAATCCCGCAAATCACCGACTTCGCATCTTCAGGCGGTGAGCAGAACTATGCAGATGTCGCGTTCCTCGAGGCCCAGCAAGGCTTCCAGATCCCGACCGACAAGTCTGCTGCCAGCATGAACATCACCGTCGCTGACGATCCGGCCCTGCCATATGTGCCAGTCGTTACCGCTGCTGACACGGCACGAACCATTCAGGCCGCACGCATGAACCTGCCAGGCACCGACAAGCTGTACTACGGCGTCTACACATCGTTCTCGCAACAGCCTGTGATCTCGCGCAACAACGTGATGACCAAGACTGTATCCATGGCGCTGCAAGCCACTGCCACCCGTTACACCTCGTAAGGAAAGCACATGGCCAGCTTCAAGATCGCTCAGAACGCCACGTTCAAGGCTGAGGTCGAGATTCCTCGCGTCGGCTTTGACCCGGTGAAGGTCGAGTTCGAGTTCAAGTACCGCGACCGCAAGGAGTTGTCGAAGTACTACGACAAGTGGAATGCGGAGCGTGATGCGCTCGCCACGGAGGCGATGAAGGACGGCGCAACGTGGGAAGCGGCCACGGCACGTCAGATCGCACTGGAGGTAGGGCAGATCAAGGATGTCGTCGCCGGCTGGAGCTTTGACGAGGAATTCACGGACGAATCGATCGCTGAGCTGGCCACCACCTGTGTCGGTGCTCCCGCTGCCGTCCTCGATGCCTATCAAAAGGCCTACGAGCTGGCACGCCGGGGAAACTGATCGCCGCTGCGCGGGCTCTGTACGAGCCTGGCGCATCTGCCGAGGACATGGCGATGCTCGGGCTCACCATGGCTGACATCGATGAGGACGTGGAAGTCTGGCCTGACAACTGGCCAGTCTTCCGCCTCTTCAATGCGCTGTCGACGCAATGGCGCACCGGCGCTGGCGGCGCAACCGGGCTCGACTACTCAGTCATCCGTGAAGTGGCCAGCCTTATCGGCATCAACAAGCGGCGAATCCTCGAACTCTTTCCTGACCTTCAAGTAATGGAGGCCGAAGCGCTCGCTGTCATGGCTGAGGCGAAGTGAATTTTATTGTCAGGAGAATGGCATGACACAAGACATCGCCCGCCTTGGGATTGAGGTTGATACCGGTGATGTGGCTAAGGCCACCACTGAACTTGATGGCTTGACCCAAGCGGGCGCGAAGGCCGAGAAAGTAACTGCTGACTTGGCTGGGCAATCCACAAAGGCTGGCGCTTCGATCAAAGCGATGGCGGCCGAGACGAAAGCGGCTGAGGCGGCTACTGCCAAGCTGGGCAAGCAGACTGAGGCGGCTGGTATTTCGGCCAAGCAGACTGCAGCAGCATTGCGCGGCGTACCTGCTCAGATGACTGACATTGTCACCAGCCTTCAGGGTGGTCAGTCACCGCTGACAGTGCTGCTGCAGCAAGGTGGCCAGCTCAAGGATATGTTCGGGGGCATCGGTCCGGCTGCTCGGGCGCTGGGCGGCTACGTGCTCGGCCTGGTCAACCCATTCACCTTGGCGACGGCGGCAGCTGTTGGCCTCGGAGTGGCGTACTACAAAGGTAGCGAAGAGGCGACTGCTTACTCGAAAGCACTGATTCTGACCGGCAACGCCGCTGGCACCAGTGCCGATCAGCTGGCATCGCTTGCCAACCAGGTCAGCTCGACGGTCGGAACTACCGGCGCGGCAGCTGAAGTGCTCGCGCAGCTTGCCGGAAACGGCAAGATCGCTGGTGAGGCCTTCGGCGCCGTGGCCACCGCCGCATTGGAAATGGAATCAGCAACCGGAAAGGCCATCGAGGAGACAATCGCCGAGTTCGCCAAGATCGGAAAAGATCCGGTAGCCGCGGCGAAGGAGTTGAACGACCAGTACAACTTCCTGACCACGGCCGTTTACTCGCAGATCGTTGCGCTGAAGGAGCAAGGCGACACCATTGGTGCGGCCAAGCTGTTGACCGACACCTACGCCGACACCATCAAAACGCGCACGGCTGACGTCACTGCCAACCTCGGCTTGATCGAAAGCGCATGGAAGAAGGTCAAGTCTGCGGCCGCCGGCGCGCTTGATGCGACCCTGGATGTCGGGCGAACTCAATCGATCGATGCGCAGATCGCCGAGCGCGAGAAGTTGCTGGCGGATCGCAAAGGTGGGTTGCTCGCCTCGCTATTCCCTGACGACATCGGCGAGAACAGCCGCTCCACCAAGTTCATCGAGGATCAGATCGCCGCGCTCAAGCGTGCCAAGGTCCAGATCGAAGAGAATGCCAAGGCCGAGGGCGACCGAGCAAAAACCCAGCGCGACGGCATCGACGCGAGTCTTCGCCTGAAAGCCATCAGCGACGGCAACCTCGCCAACGAGGAAAAGCGCAACAAGCTGATCAAGGAGTACAAGCGCTACGTCGAGGCGCTGCGCAAGGCCAACCCGAACGACCCGCTGGTTCAGGGTGATGTGGTCGCCAAGACCATCCAGAACATCAAGGACAAGAACAAGGATCAGGCAGGCACCGCGAACCAGGTCAATCTGAGCGGCTACAACGACGCCCAGAATGCGATCAAGGGGCTACAGGCCGCCTACTCGAATACCGAAAATGAACTTGAGGCGCAGCAGAAAGCCGGCCTGATCACTCAGCAAAACTATCTCGACCAGCGTACTGCGCTGATCCGGGCGGAACGCGACGAGGTCACCAGCGGCTATCAGGCCGAGATCTCGGCGCTGGAAGCCGTCAAGGGCAAGGCCAGCACGACGGCCGAGCAGCGCATTCAGCTTGACCAGAAGATCGCTGATGCGCGCACCGGCATGGTCAAGGCGCAGAAGGATGCTGACAGCGAGCTTGAAGTCCTCGCCACCAACGAGCAAGGCCGAATCAAAAAGCAGGCTCTGGCAGTCAAGGCTTACACCGATGCATTGCAGCAGCAGGTAGTTACGCTGCGCCAGCAAGGGCAGCGAGATGCGGCCGGGCTCGGCATGGGTGACCGTCAGCGTGACTTGAGCAATCAGTTCAACGGCATTGACGACAAGGCAAATCAGCAGCGCATCGACCTCGCCAACCAGTATGGCGATGGATCGCGTGGCATGAGCCTCGACGAGTACAACGAAAAGCTGAAAGCGGTCACACAAAGCCAGCAGGATCTGCGCAACGTGGTGGTCGCCAACTACGACGACATGACCTCGGCACGGGGTAGCTGGACCGCCGGCGCATCGTCGGCTTGGGAAAACTACCTGGAGTCGACGCGGGATGTGGCAGGGCAGACGAAAAGCCTGTTCACCAACGCGTTCAGCTCCATGGAGGACGCCATTGTTCAGTTCGCGATGACAGGGAAGCTGTCGTTTGCCGGCTTCACCAAGTCAATCCTTGCCGACATGGCTCGAATCGCCGCGCGGCAGGCCAGTTCGTCGGCGCTCAGCGGGCTCTTTGGCTTGGCTACGAGTGCGGCCAGTTCGTACTTCGGCGGCGGTGCTACCTCGGCGGGCTCAACGCAGGCCGGTTACTCGTCGACTTACTTCCCGCAAGCTAAGGGGGGCGCATGGTCCGGTGGCGTGCAGATGTTCGCCAATGGCGGCGCCTTCTCCAATGGGGTCGTCAGTCAACCAACGGCCTTCGGGATGTCTGGAGGAAAGAAAGGTGTGATGGGGGAGGCAGGCCCTGAGGCAATCGTGCCGCTGGCTCGCGACTCACAAGGTCGCCTTGGCGTTCGTGGTGGTGGCGGGTCAACCCCGATAACCATGACGTTCTACCTAGACGCCTCTGATAACAGCGGAAGCGAAAGCAGTAGCGCAATCCCAGACCCTGCAAAGCTGGCCGAAGCAATGAGGGTTGTTGCTCAGCAGGAAATCGCAAGGCAACGCCGCAATGGCGGCTCACTGACATAAGGAGGCGTCATGCCGACATTCACCTGGCGGGCGACATATGACGCCACCAAGACGGTCGCCCCGACGGTCAAGGTCATCAAGTTCGGCGACGGGTACGAGCAGCGGCAGGGCACCGGTATCAACCGGCAGCCGCGCAAGTACTCGCTGACGTTCAAGCGGGCCATCAAGGAGATTGATCCAATTGACGACTTCCTGAAGGCCCGCGGCGCCATCGAAGCCTTCAATTACACGCACCCCGGTCAATCAGCCGGGGTTTTTGTTTGTCGCGAGTGGGTCAGGACCAACATCGCCTTGGGTTTCGACGGCCTGTCAGCCACCTTTGAGGAGGTATTCGAATGACGGCACTTCAAGGGCAGCTCTCGCTGGCAAGCGGTATGGCGATCTGGGAAGGCTTCGAACTGGTGTTGCCCGACCAGACGATTCGCTTCCATTCAGGAACCAATGAAAACTTGGGTTCGGTCATCTGGCAGGGCAATGTCTACACGCCGTGGCCGATCAATGCCGTCGAGTTCGCCACACCCAGCCAGGGCTCACCGGCCCGACCAAGGCTTCAGGTCGGCAACTTCGGCGGCACCATCTCGGCGCTGTGTCGCCAGTACGACGACCTGCTCTGGGTCAAGCTCAAGCGCCGTCGCACCTTGGTCAAGTACCTGGACGCGGTGAACTTCTCTGCGGGCAATCCAACGGCCAATCCGGCTGAGGAGTTCCCGGTTGAGACGTGGTTCATCACGCGCAAGGCCAGCGAAACATCGGCCGCTATCGAGTTCGAGCTGGGCTCTCCGCTCGACTTACAGGGCGTCAAGTTGCCGCGGCGCCAAGTGATCGCGGGGACGTGCCTGTGGGCTTACCGCTCCGGCGAGTGTGGATGGGCCGGTGGGCCGGTGGCCGACTATGCAAATAACCCAACCGGTGATCCGGCCAAGGACCAATGCAGCCGCACCCTGAAGGGCTGCAAGCTGCGCTTCGGCGAAAACGGCGAGCTTCCCTTCGGCGGATTCCCAGGCATCGCCAACGTTCCGAGGCTCTGACATGAGTGAACTGTTCAATAAATGCCGGACTGACGCCGAAACCCATGCGCGCGCGGAATACCCCCGTGAATCCGTAGGACTGGTCGTCAGCGTCCGGGGCAAGCCGCAATACGTACCGTGCCGCAACCAGTCGGACGAGCCTGATCATTTTATTCTGCACCCCGAGGATTACGCTGCCACCGAAGACATGGGCGACATAGTGGTGATTGTTCATTCGCACCCAGACGTCGGTCCCGAACCGAGCCTGCACGATCTGGCGAGCCATGCGGTGAGCCGGCTTGCCTGGTGGGTCGTTGGCCTGGTCGACGGTGTGGCGACGTGGCATGAGATGCCGGCGGCCGGCGAGATGTCGCTTGAAGGACGCGTGTTTGTCC